TACCCGCGAATGTCAAATGACACGGATAACAGCCGACAATCGTCTACAGAAAGGGCGACACCTATTAAAACTGTGCGAAAGGTTCGGGGCTATTATTACCCCCGAACCTGAGCTTTCTAGTACCACTAAATGGAAAGCGCAGAGGAGCCCAAGGAAGACGCAGAGAAGCCCAAATATCGCAATTGGGTCTTCACCTTCAACAACTGGCACCTGCATGAGTTCAGGCACGCACGGTTCCACGACTTCGATTTCGATGAGAATGTGCGTTACGTTGCGTTCAGCTACGAGATTGGCGCAACCACGGGCACTCCGCATTTGCAGGGCGTCGCAGTCCTATGGGGAGACCGCACCAAGGATTGGGTCATCGAGAAGTTTCCTGCAGGCATCCGCTGGGACCACATGCGTGGTACGTTCGAGCAGGCCTGTGATATCTACTGCGGCAAGAACGGCAACCAGATCTTCGAGTTCGGTGAAGCACCCATGAAGGGACGCCGCACCGATATCATCAGCACGAAACGCCTGCTGGACCAAGGTGTGCCACTGCGCACCGTCGCCACTATGGAGAACCACTACGGCACCGTCATGAAGTTCCACAAGAGCATGAGTATTTATGCTGGATGGCAGAAGGAACGCATCGAGCTTGCGAATGCAGCCGCCGACTACGCCGGGTTCATTCCCCGGGATTGGCAGAAAGGAGTCCTGGACATCCTCGCCGGGCCTGTCGTTCCGCGTAAGATTCACTGGCTGTGGGAAGCCACTGGTGGTTGCGGCAAGAGTTACTTTGCTGGCTATCTGGAAGCGGTTCGTGGAGCTTTTCTGCACGAGGACACAAACGCCAAGGAGGCCTACTTCTTGTACCAGCAGCAAGGAATCGTAGTCTTTGACATGCCACGCGATGCGTCACTGGACCCGCTGTACACGATGCTAGAGCATTTCAAGAACGGACGCATTACGAGCACCAAGTACGAACCCGTCGTCAAGCGCATGCGTTCGCCGCATGTCTTCGTTTTCGCTAACGATGCCCCCGATCAGCGCAAGTTGTCTGCTGACAGGTGGGACGTCGTTAACATCACCTTGCGTATTTAAGCAGAGTTTTGCCTGTACGGTTCTCTGAGTAAATGGTGACAACCAGAAAACGCAAGTATCGCAACGCACCCTCTGCACGCAAAGCGAAGCGCCCACGCTTCAAGCGCACTCAGAAGTACAAAGTAGCAGGCACGCGCATGTCATCCACGTTTAGACGTAAGGTGATGCGTGCCATTAACCAGGGAGCTGAGACCAAAGAGGTGCTAACGCAAGTCTGCAGCAACTTTGAACTGCTGCACAACACCGTGCACAACATATGGACAAACGCATTCCAAAACACCCGTGGCATCAACGGGGAAGGCGACGTCACCATCGGCAGCCGCATTGGCAACAAGATCTTTTGCAAGAATCTGCGCCTGTCTATCATGATCGAAAGCCAGCAATACCGCCCTCTGGCGAGCTACTGGCTGTACCTCGTAAGGCTCAAGGGAGCTGCTATGGACAGCGTGATCAACAGTGCATCGCAGATGTTTGAAGGCACGTCAACGACCATCCCGTTGGACTTCCTGGACAGCAGCAAATGCGATATCTTGTACTGCAAGAAGTTTGTGCTGCGCATGCCCAACGCAGGCAGTATCGACAGCATGGGAAGCGGATCCACTGGCGCTATTCCCCCTGGCGCTGCAGTGTCTGGCAGCAACATATCCGGAGACCTCCGGGAAAGGGTGACCAACCCGCAGATCATCAAGAAGATCACGATCCCCATCAACAAGACAATCGTCTACCGTGACAGTCAGGACACGAACAACAACGTTCCTGCGTCGTATCGGTACCAATGGGTATGCATCTCATACGACAACTATACGCAACAGACGGGTGGTACAATCTGGCCCGTAGGGCATATCACCATGACACAGAAGATGCGGTTCACAGACGTATGATGATACGGACCTACCCGCGAATGTCAAATGACACGGATAACAGCCGACAATCGTCTACAGAAAGGGCGACACCTATTAAAACTGTGCGAAAGGTTCGGGGCTATTATTACCCCCGAACCTGAGCTTTCTAGTAC